GAATTAGTTATTGCAGAAAAAGTTGAGGCATCTCCAAATAAAATAATGTCCCCAGCTTGAAAACTATGATTGCCTCCAAATGTAATTGTAACAATTGGTTGACCGTTAGTCGTGCTAAATGCACTGGTAATAGCTGTGCCTAATGGATTAACTAAAGGGTGTATGTCGTAGTAAACGTCTCCCGAGTATGCATATAAAATTCTATTGGTTCCAATAACAGCATATTTAATACCTGTTTTATTAACCATGTGATGTAGACCTCGGGCAGCACCAGTAAGTTTTGACTCACCTAATTGACTCCAACCTCCTATCTTCTCAGGTGTACCGTATCTAAAACGTACGTTTTCCCCGCCAGTCCATTGAGACTCAGCACCTGTAGATGTAACTTGTTTATTAAATCCTGGTAAAAAACCTAATTTTTGTAGCATATAAAATCCTTATAAAGAAGGCAGTAGGTATGGTGGATTACTGCCTTCATTATAGGGGTATATCATTATAAATTTAAAGTATCAACTCTGTTAAAGCTTTATTTGATCCTACAGTTCCTTTGTAAAAAGTATTAAAAGCTAGACTTATTCTTGTATTAGACCCTTGTTTGGTTTCTACTTGATGATTAGTTGATGATGGAAACATAAATAAATTACCTGTTTCTACAGGAAAAAACCAAGTTTCAGAGTTCCATATATTATATTTTGTTTTATCTATTACAGGTTTAATTTGTTCATAACTTTTACTACTACTAAAAAGTATTTTATCATTTTCTTTGTCTGAATCAAAATAAAATACACCTGATATAACAGAATTAGGATGTGCGTGTTTATGATGATATTGATTAGCTTCAGTATAATTTAACCAAGATTGAGTTATATAAAGATCTATATTATTCTTTGGACAAATAATTTTTTCTAAATAATCTTTGCAATGTTTATCTAAAAACTTTTTTATATTTTTAAATTCTTTTCTGTTTAATACATAATTATCTTTAGTATTAATATTGCCTTCATTACTCATACAATGTTTTTTTTGTTCCTTTACAAATTGTAATTCTTGTTTTGTAAACTTTCTATTTATTTTTGTTGTATAGATAGGCGTTGGAAAAATATTATTAATCATATACATAAATTAAAAGAAATAGAGATTCTGTTTTTATTTTTATTTAAATTAGGTCTTACACTATGAAGCAACCAACTAGGAAATAAAAGCAATCTATTTTCTATAGGAGGTATTTTCCACATTGGACTATTATATTTATTGTATTTTTTTAAATTTTTCCCAGACCAATCGTACTCCATAGCTATAGATGCGGGGTTAGATAATACTAAGTCACCACTATCTTTGTGGGCTTTTACATAATATACACCGGATATCACACTATTAGGATGGTTATGCTCTAAGTTATAATCCTTCTCTTGATTAATATTTATCCACAAAGTATTAATCACTAATGGGTGTTTATATTCAAAAGTATCTTGATAACGTTTTGCAGCATTTAAAATAGAAATTAATAAAGTATTTAAAGGTTTATGCTCTCCTGTTAAAGGAGGAGACTGCCACCCTCCAATATTACTTATTGTAGAAGTATTTAAAGTTTTCTTCATACTCAAACAATACTTAGTAATAATATTAGTATTTAAATTTAATTCTTCAGAATACAGTGGGACAGAAAATAAATCTTTAATCATATAAAATTAATATGCCCAAGACACAAATGAGTATCTTGTTCCTTTTGTTACTGGTTTAACTAGATGTGGGTATAGAAATACAGATGGAAAAATAATTAAATCTCCAACTTTAAATTTAATTTCATAGTCATCAAACATAATAAATTCTCCACCTTTGTAATTATCATTTAAAACAGCGACAATACTTAACATTGGTATTCCTTTTATATCTCCTGTAAATAAATTATGAATGTGATCATTATGTCTAGACATAATTTGATTTTTTTTGTATCTGTTAAATCTTATTTTACTAAATCCAGTCCAACCAACAACAGTATCTCCACTAATTTTATCAATAATAATATATTTTTCTAATGCTTTCCAAGTTAATTTCATTAACTCTTTATAATAAGTTAAATTTTCTCCCCCACAAATGTTAAGTTCTTTATTTCCATTTCGATGATAAGTATTATTTGAATCTACAGGGTTTTGGTATTTATGTCGTTTCCAAGTTTTATCTTTTTCAAGTTCTTTTAAACTTTTATCTATAATATTTTGAGGAATCCAATTATCTAAATGAAGTATATAATCTTCTATCTTTTTTACCACCACCATCTTTTAAATGTAAGTTATTATTTAACGATTGTCAACAATCCATTGTTGTGTTTCTTCATTCCAATTATAATGCTTACCATCATCTGGATAAACAACGGGTGCTTCCCACCTACAAGTAGTTTCATTTAATGTCCACGATTCGTAAGGTTGAGGTGCTATAAAAGCATCTCTTGTTTGGTCATAAGTATAACCAATACCTGCATAATTTTTTCTTATGCTTCCATCTTCGGAAGTTTGTTTCCAAACACCATTTGTTTTATAAAGATTATTTAAAAAATCTACTCCAGCTTGTTCAGTCGAAGCTATATCATTAGATATTATTTCAATTGTTTCTACTATATTACCAACTCCTAATTTTGCGAAATGTGTCATTATGCTGTGTAACTCCCTGAACCTGTAAATTTAATAATTGTATCTGAGCCCGATGTTGAAACTGTTGGCGAACCTGTTGTAGTTGAAGAATAATTTGCTGTCGGTACTCTTAAAATTACTACACCATTTCCTCCAATAGAACCAGATCGAGGACCGTTTCCAGCACCACCACCTCCACCTAACCCATTTGTACCTGCTGTAGAAGCTCGACCAGGATTAGAGTGTTGAGCACCTTGACCACCACCACCAGTACCACCATCTCCAGCGGGAAAAACTGGGTCTGAAGCTCCACCCCCTCCTCCAGCGTAAGTTACTGCAGGACCTGTTATTGAATTAGCTAAACCATTTCCACCATCACCACCTGCGGGTTGAGAACCTGCTTGACCTGCTTGTCCAGCGCCACCTCCACCTCCACCAGCATAAGCTCCCGGAGTACCCGGTAAATTTGGTGCACCAGCACCACCGGCATTTCCTTGTCCAGAAGTTGCAGAACCGCCTGGATTTCCAGAACCATATCCACCTCCACCACCAGAACCACCAGGACCACCATCAACTCCACCCTCAGCACCACCTCCACCTCCTACTGAGGTCACTGTTGTAACACCTGTTCCAGCTATAACACTATTTCCACCTTGACTACCATCATTATTGGTAGCTCCACCACCACCGACTGTTATTGTATAAGTTTTTCCTCCAGTTAATTCAATAGCGGTTCCTCCATAAGTAGTTAAAAAACCACCAGCACCACCTCCACCTGCTGACGCATAACCACCACCGCCTCCACCAGCTACAGATAAATAAGTAATATTGTAAGGTGCTACAACTGTACCTCCGGCACCAAATCCTAAGACTTGATAACCAAACATTTTACCTTTTCTGGTTTGTATATTTTTTGTGTTCTTACCTGAAGTAAGTTTATTTTTTAAATCTCTCATATCTGAATTCCTTATGCGTCGTTAGCAGCGTCAGTAGTAAAGAATATTTTAATACCAAGAACTCTTGCATCACTAGAAAATGTATCTGCACCTGCGGTTGCATCTCTAAGAAATTGAAAGTAAGTTTGTTTACTATCACCAACATTAGCAATTGTAACTGCACCACTTACAGCTGAAATTTGTTGTTTTTTTTGAGCTCCTATACCAGCATCTGTAATTAGTACTGCTGTTCCATAAGCTTGGTCAATAGTGTCATTATCAGCAAGTGATATACCTTGTAATCCAAATATACAGTTACCTGTGTTTGTACCACCAGGTGACCAATATACTTGATAGGTTACTGTACCAGCATTCCAAGATTTTGGAAAAGCCACTGAAAATTGTGCAAACTGATTTGTATTTGCGAGAAAATCTAATGCTTTTATATCAGGTCTTACAGCTGTTGTTTGAACTTGAACTGCAGATGCACCATTAGTTGTTGCTGGATACATTGCTGAAGCTGGAACCCACATAGTTTCTGTTCCTGCAATTTTAACTGCACCAGATCCTGATTTAAAAACTCCTGTTCCTTTAGGATTAATATTTATACCAACATTAGTTTCACCTGTTGCTGAAAGAGTTG